TTTTCTTCTGCCTTGAAACTGATATTTGGATGGATTAATCTTCCAGAGTTGCCGGCAGAGATACAAACGGTAGTGGATTCACTCTTTCAATACATGCGTGCTGGTCTTGGATTTGTATTCTTGTTCTTTAACATGGATTTGGTTAAAATTATGTTGCCGTTCGTGATTGTGGTGGCGAATTTTGAGAAGGTTTATAAGATTGTTATGTATGTGTTGCGTAAGATTCCTTTCCTGGGTATTGAGTGAATGGTTGGCATGGCTG